CTGGAGCTGTTACAGGGTTTACAGCTGGGGATCATGTTGTCGAGGGATGAGTCGCCTCCCGCCGCGATTTCTAGTAGGTGATCGGCTGTTGTTGCTTTTCTTTTTCGGCACCAATGGCAGATCGGGTCGTCTCGGAGTATGAGTTCGCGGTTTCGTTTGTAGGTCGCGCTGTCGTATTCGCTGGGTTTGCGTGTCATTTGCTAACGCGCTTCGCTTGTTCTAGCGCGGCGCTTGCGCGCCTTGCTGTTGCTGTTTGTTTGTTGTTCGTCATGTCGGGCTCGACTCTCGGGTTTTGTTTGTTATCTATGTTTAGTTTAGTTGTGTGATGAAATGAGGTTAATGAGCCTCCCACCGTATAGCCCTTTACGGTTCCCTAATTTCATTAACCTACGCCCGATTATGTTTACGGGCCGCCTCGACGCTTTGCTCGTCTCATTTCGTAAAGCATGATTCGAAGCGCGTCGATCTACCCGACTCACGCCGTGTATTCGACCTAGACGCGACTCATAGGCAGATCGTGGACCGTCAAGCGGTCGGGCCTGTAACGGGCTATTTAAAAGTTTGAAAGCGTGTAGAGAATATATTCCATGTCCGAAGGCTTCCAAACGCTGTTAAACGTTTCGCTTACATCGAAAGCCATAAGCCAACGCTTTTGAAGCGGCGAAACCTTACCTTTTTCGGCTTTGAGTTCAACGGCGAGAATCTTTCCGCTTACTGGATGAACCATTAAAAGATCGGGAAAACCCGCGTCACCTTGAACATGGGTCGCCCATTTGCCGCGGCTGTTTTGAGCTGGGAGGTCGTGATGGATTAACCATCCGTAACGTTTAGCGATCGAGATAACAACGTTTTTAAATTCGGCTTCGGTCATGTTTTCGCGCGGCTTCATTAAAGCGCCGCCATAAAACACTTGTCCGCTAAATGTTTAATCGCCCAGCGGACATACTGTTTCGCCTCGCGTTGATCGTCATCCATCGCGCTATAAACAGCCTGTAACCGTTCAATCGCTGTAATTAAATCTTCAATAGCCATCGCAACCTCTCTATGACCTTGCTCGCTTCGTGTGATTTCAACAGCTCCAAAACGACGTCGTCACGTTCGCATAATTCATGAATCAGATTCAGTAAACCCAGATCATCGATATCGGCGTCCTTGGCTAGTTTTTTGATGTAACCGAGCTGTTTCGGGGTCGCGAAACCGCCTTTCGGGACATGTTCAGACGGCCCGCCAGACGCGCTAGGACGCTCCGAGACGGTCGTTTGTCGTGTTTGTGGGCCTCTGGACACTTTCTCCATTTCCTCACGGGACGGACGGTCTCCGTTTGTCCCTATGGGCGAGTTGCTTATCATGCGGCCAATCGCCGACGTTTCTCCGTTTTCGACGTGGCTCGTTTTGTTGACTGGGGACGATCCTCGAATCTCCTCGGCGTAGCCCGTCGCGATGAGCTTTCCGTCGCCGTTATAGCCTTCCGCGCGGAACAGTACGACGTCGGAATCGTAATAGTGGATAGACGTCAAAATTTGGCCGTCTGGGTATGCGATCCACCATCGAACAAGTCGTTCCGCAACGGTCTCGTAATTGTTTAGATCGAATCCCATTAAATCCCTAGTTTCTGTAATAGGTCGCGGCCGCTTTGCGTAATTCGGTTGACGCGCTGTTGTTCGCCCGATCGCGCTGGACGTGTTTCGCCCGTCGGTTCGATATAGCCCTCTTTAATTAAGTCGCTCACTCTATGCCAGTAGCAACAGCCAGCTTTTTCGGAAAGGCCAGTAGCGACGCCCGCTTCATCGGCGGTCATGTCACGATGGGAACGGTACGCGGACAGTAATCGGATCTTTTGGGAGCTTGTGCGCGGAAGCGCCGATTTAGCGGCTTTGTGTGATGTGACTGGATCCGTGTTTCGGACCATCGGTAACGGTTTAACGTTTTCTCGATATCCGCCTAACCCTCGGCTTGGCTGGAATAGTTCGAATTGTGTGTCGGGATCTGTTTTCATTTAATGCGCTCCTAAGGCCTTAATTACTTTGTCTAATACGGAAATTTCCCATACTGGGATCGGATCTCGGAGAATGTAGTCGGTCTGGATTCGCTTCACGTCTCGAATGAGTGACGCGTGAGGGTTTTTTGAAACCGCCATAATCTCATCCATTAGGCCCATTACAGCTTTTTGATGAAGCAACATCGCGCGAGTTTCCTCGGTTAGTTCTCCTTGATTGTATGCTACGCCTTCGCTCATTTTGTCGCGCTCCACGGTCCCCAGCCGAACCCGTAACGGTTCACGCCGTAATTGTAAATTTCTAATCCAGCTCGGAGATTAGCGTCGGCGTGTAACAGATCTGAAGGCTTGTTTATTAGATCGCGCTCGATAAGCCAGTTATTCCAAAAGCCGTTAATTTGTAACAGGCCGCGGGAACCGCCGTTCGGGTCTTTTCCGTTTATGACGTCTGGGATACAGCGCGACTCGCGGAACATGATCGACTCTAGGACCGTCCGTTGATCGAGTGGCCATCCGAGATTGACCGCCAGCGCGGAGAATTGTTCACACGCCGAACCGTAAGGATCGATAAATAGTGTCGAGCTTGTCGTCGTTGTAGGTTCGATGATGTATTCGGCGGCGCTAATCGTCGTAGTTGTTACGACTGGCGCTTCCGCTGTTTTTGGGAGGATCGTAATTCCTAACAAAGCTAGAACGAACGATCCGATAATAAGGAAAGGGTTAGACATTATTTTTTCTCCAATGGATAGGGAATTCCCCACGACGAGGAAAGGGTTCTGAATGCGATTTGTCCCATGAGGTAATCGCCCGATTCGGAGTCGGTAAATATCTGAACGAGAATCTCTTGTCCGTTATCCATTGTTCCCCTGTAAACGGAGTAGTTAACGATTTGAGGTTCTGTCATGTTTCTAGCCTTCCGTCGGTAAATCCGACCTTAGTCAAGGCTTTAATCTTTTTGTGGGATTTCTCCGAACACCTTTAAAAACGCGGCTTTAACCCAGATCACGGAATCGGCGGCTTGAGGACTGATCTCTATATGGAACCAGTCCCCGCGCGGGCTTCCCTTGATCGTCGGTTTTGTGTATTTAAGCCATTTTTGACGTGAACAATTCCAGCCGCGACCGTGAGGTTCTGGCCAATAATCGAGGACGGCTTGGACACCGAGTTCGTTCGCGTTAGCGATAACTATTTTTAAAAAGGCCATCGCGTTTTTTCTGTTCGCGTTCGGGTTCTCTGGACGTTTCCGAAACGAAAGATCAACAGCGCGTCCCGTGGCATGAACGGAAAGCGAACCGACACGGCCTTTCATGTCTCGAATCATGTAGGAACCGTTGTTCCATAGCGCGCCGTCAGAATGTGCGATCGCTTGTTTAATCCATTCGTCCATCCCCGCGCGGCGTTTAGGTGACGGTCCGTCGGCGTTGCCGATGTAGTCGCGAGCGTTCGGGACGCCCGCTTTAGCTTTTATGTACCCCACGGCCGAACGACGGATCTTTCGGGTTTAACCAGCGAAGCAACGGCGGGAGAATTGCGGCGAGTCCAGCGTTAACGAGTAGACGCGGATCAGTTACGCCCGACATATACAGCGCGAGAACAGCTCCAGCGAACGAGCGCGCATAAGACGCGATCATCGCTTTATCAGTAGGTTTCATTTGTGGCCCTCCAAATGTTGATCGACTTTTGTTTCGATTCGGTTTAATGAGTCGTGGACGATTCCGTGATCCGTTCGATTTTCTTTAATGAGCTTATTAAGCAAAATCCCGAGTAAACCGAAACCGCCACCGATGAGAGAAACCAAAACACCAGAATCCACGACATTAGTTTTCTGGCTCTATTGGAGGCGGAGCTACAAATTCGCCATATTCGCCTAAAGACGCTTCAAACGTGTATCCAATGCCAGCATAAGCGCCTCTAAAATTTGCGTTATACGAGGTTTGCAACCATGTGCCCTCAAGACCTAAAGACGCAATAAACGCTTGGCCTATTGGCTCGCTTTCTGGAAACGGCAAATTGTCGCAATCATCATTAGCAACCACGATTACCTCGATAACGTTAATTCCGTCTAATTGTGCAAAATGTGCCACGATTTAGCCCTTCCATCGAATATAAACAATTGCGCTACCACCAGCGGCACCGCCACCGCTTGCGCCTGTGTTAGTTCCTGAACCACCACCACCACCAGATGTATTTGCGCCGCCTGCCGTTCCTACGCCTGCACCTGAACCACCAGCACCACCGCCACCAGCACCACCAGCGCCGCCCGTGATACTTCCGCCACCGCCGCCGCCGCCTTTATGAAGTGTTGAACCGCCGATAAATGTGCTGATGTCAAAACCTGCGCCACCTACGCCACCTATACCCGATCCACCAGCGGCGCCTGCGGCACCAGCACCGCCGCCACCGCCACCGTGTTCAAATGCACCACCACCACCGCCACTAGCAAAACCGAAATAGTTAGCGTTATAGCCGTTAACACTTCCAACAAATGCGGTAGAACCGCCACCCGTTGCACCTGACCCGCCACTAACACCGCCACCGCTTGCGCCGTTACCGCCACCCGTCAAAGAAAAAGTACTTGTAATCGACGAAGTACCGCCAATAGTTCCAATAGCGCCACCTGCCGCGATTGTTACCGTGTAGGTTCCTGCCGTAAAATATTTTGCACCAATGAAAAGGCCACCGCTACCGCCGCCGCCACCGCCGTAACCGTTGCCACCTGTAAAACCAGTTCCACCACCGCCGCCGCCGCTAAAGAGCGCATATTCAAGCCAGCCTGCGACCGTTACGGTCAATGTTCCTGTGCTTGTGAAACTTGTGTATTTGTAACCAGTTGGACCATCAACGACACCCGTTCCACCTGTGGCAGCGCCCCAACCTAATCCACCGCTAAAAAAAATAGCAGCACTAGCACTAGTGAAGTAAAGCGTGCCACCTCCCCATTGTGCCAACGCTAACGAGCCAGCGGTAGTAACCGTTGCCGTACCCGCCGTGATCGTGCAAGTACCAACCCCGATATTTTGAACGAAAAGCGTGTCTCCAGCGTTAAAAATTGATGTATCGACCGTGATCGTTTTAGCGGTCGCCGCGTTCATCACGACGCGCGTTCCTTTGTCGGTTGCTGTCAACGTGTAAGAGTCGGTTTTGGTGGAAACGGTCCAGTTGTAGTCGTTCGCTTGGAGTGTGTCCATTTGCGAAGCGGTCAGAATTTGGAGCGCTGTAAAGTCTTGGATCGCCATATTTTGATCTTAGATCACCCGAGGACGTTTAACGCGTCTATCTTGCCACGGATCGGATCGTCCAAAACCAGCTCATAAACGACGGTAGTCGGCGATGTAAAGAACGTAACTCGGTGACCGTTTAGGACGTTGATTTGGTGCTGTACGCCTTCGATCGCGAGTTCTTGGGCTAGTTCTTGGGTTCCTGCTCCGACTTGGATCGTTTTCTGAATGGTGATCGTGTCCCCAATATCAACGACGGCGGCGAGATCTCGTTGAGCTTCACTCAATGAAACAAAACCGACGGAAACGTTTGTAAACCGTGGCTCGGGGTTAGGGACGAGTAAATATTCGGCTAATTCGAGCGCGCTGGCGGCGTCGTAAAGCAACGACCCCGAAATAGCGGTCGTCTGGATTAGGTATTTATCTTGTGAAGCGAGATCCTCGGCGACTTGTGGAGTGCTGGGACTATGGAGTATTTGGACGGTCGCGCGGTTTACTACTTGATCCGCGTCAAAAGCGATCCCTAATTGGTCGTAGCCCGCGGTCCCTGCGTCTCCGTTGTCGTGAAAATCAATCACGGGCGCGGAGAGTGTGTTACCGATCCGAGGTTGAAATGTAAAGTTTCCGTTACGGTCTATGAAAATTCGGCCTTGTTCGGCTTGCTGTATTTGTGCCGCATAGTCGGCGACCGACGTTCCTTCGTCGACCGTGTAGGCGCCCGTTCCTCCGAGGGTTACGGTTCCCGTTGAAATGTTTCTTTGTAACGCTGGGAAATCGACTTCGGGTAAATCGAGTAAATCCGTGACGCGATCCGATGAGATTTGTTCGGTTACGTTCCATTCCGATATATAGGTCTGGGCGAGGATATAAAACTCGTCGGCGCAATTCACCGAAACACGGTCAAGGTTTCCGAGTTCGAAGCTGTAAGAATAATTAGTAATGAAGCCTTTAAATAGGACTTCGTTTTCTCGTGAGAGGATGACGCGGCGTAATGGCGCGAGTCCTGGCTCCTCGTTATCTGGATCGAAATATGGTCCTTGATTATTGAACGGATCAAAAATTCCTGTCGTGTCCAACAGCTCGAAGGACATCGTTCCCGCGAGGATTCCTTGATCTCCGATGTCGCGACGGCCACGAAATACCGAAATTGAGGTCGCGCCGTTAATTACCGAGGCGTAGGACGTGGACGGTCCGAGAACGTTTTGGTCAAGGACTCCGCGCGCTGGGTCGTCTAAACGAAACGACAGATAGTCGAACCCTGTGTCGATTAAAAGGTCGTATTCGCCAGACTGGACGATCGTCGCCGACATTAGGCGACCTGTATAGACGCTGGGCCGTTAGTTCGGTTAAATGCGCGGATCGAATTAACGACCGCTTGACCTATTTCCGCGCTAGAGGCGAGGCCGCCGTTCACGTTGATCGTGTAGTTTCCTCCGCCGCCTCGGTAACGGTCTAACGGGATCACGGCTTCGGGTCCAGCTTCGCCGATCATCGCTAAAGTCGGAGAGCTTACGATTCCGCCTTCGGCCAGCATTGGGATATTCGGAACGTCGAAACCTTTCCCTCCAATGAACGGAACCCAATCGGGAACACTAAACGAAAGCTTTCCGACCGTGTTGTTCCATAGTTTCGCGATCCCGTTAAAGATTGATTTATAGACGCCGAGGATGGTTTCGAAATAGCTTTTTATTGCGTCGACGCTACCTTTTACGGCTTTAGTCACAAATTGGAAAACGGTGTCGACTATGTTTCGGACAGATTCGAATCGTTTGTAGGCGAGGACGAGCGCGGCGACAAGCGCGACGATCGCAATAATGACAAGGGTTATCGGGTTCGCGGCGAGTACAGCGTTAAAAGCGGCGGTCGCGACTGTCGCGATGAGCTGGACCGCTTGGTAAACCTTCATAGCGGCATTGAGCGCGAGAATTGTTCCCGCTACTCCAGCGATCACGGCGCCAACAATAACGAAAACTTTAGAGTTTCTGGCGGCGAGGTCGGCGATGTTTGTGAGAATCGGCGCGAGTCCCGCGAGGATCGGGACCAGTATTAAACCGATTGATTCGGACACTTGGGAGAAAGCTACTTTTAATTTGTCGGTATCGTTCGCGGTTGCTTCCGCGGTCCCTCCGACTTGTGTCTCGATCGCTTTAAGAATCATTTCTTGCGCTTCGAGTGTTCGGTTCGATTCGACAAGGGTTTTGATTTTTTCTTTTTCTTGTTCGGTAAACGTGACGCCCGATTTCGCGAGAGCTGTAATTCCCTTGATTGGATCCTGTAACGCTTTGCCGAGCTGGACGGCGTTTGTTTCGGCGTCTCCGAACCCTGCGGCCGCTAGATCGATCGCCGCTTTTGTGGCTCGGTCAAACGCTCCATTTACTTCGTCGGCAGATTTCGCCAGTTCGCCGAAAGTTAATAGTTTCGCTTGAGTTGCTTTAATCGAGTTTTGATCTACGCCTGTCGCGCGCGCTGTCGCGTTCGCGTATGCGATGAGACGTTCGTTTACTTTTTCGGTCTCGTTACCGAACAGGCCCATCGATTCGTTGATTTGGGCGATTCTGGCGTTAGCGGTCGCGGCGGCTTCGCCCGCTTGGATCATTCCTCCAGCGGCGGCCGCAACAGCACCCAAAGCAAGCGCGGCGGGAAGCGCGGCTTTCTTTAATGCGAATTGAGCTTTTTTCCCTGCGCCTTCAAGTTTTTTAAAATCGGCTACGGCGCGTTCGAGCCCTTTCGGATTCCATTCGGAAACAATGGGGACGGAGATAGCCATTAGCGGCTATCCCTCTGGGCGCGCTTATTGATTGCGTCCTCCATATCGGAAATGGCGTCGCGAACCCCATCCTCCACTACTCGAATTTTGCTTTCTACTGATCTCCACATAACGCGCGACGCTCCTCCTCGGTCCTTTTGTAGTTTACGGATAAGCGCCTCTCCCGATCGTGTATTTCCGTTTCCTTTGCGGCCTGCCATGTCGTAGATCGATCCTCCAGCGGATCCAAGTGTTAAACGCAATAGCGGAAAAGTATCGGCCATTTTGTCCCGAATTTTTGTTTTGAACGTGACCTTTATAGAACGTCGAACCTTTTTAGCGTCGTATCCGAGACGTCCCGAAACCTTCCAGCCTCCGCCACGTTTACGGGTTTTTTCCGAAACCGAGATCGGTTGATCTGGGATAAGGCTTCGCGCCTCTTGAAGTATTGGTTCGGCGGCGAGTTTCATTCGAGCGATCGTCGCTTTTCGAAGTTCGGGATCTACGGTTTTTAATAGTTTGAGCATTTCGGGAACGCCGTAAACCTGTATTTGTGCGAGATCTCCCATTTGTGGATTGAATTCTCGCGCCATGATTAACTCCGTTTATTTGCCTCGTTCATCACTTTAATCACCGTCAATAGGTCGCGTGAGTCAAAAGGTATATTCGGAGGCCACCAACCGACCGCCGCTAAAAGTTCGGCTAGCTGGCGGCGGTAGGTGCCGCGTCCGTAGGGTTTAAATCTGTGTCGTCTCCCACGACCTCGATCTCCATGTCGGGATTTTGTGTCACCCATTCGCGCCATGTAGCGGGAAGCGAAGGGTTCGACAATTTGAGCAACGTATGAGCCCAGCAAGCCATATCGGAAATTCCGATTCCTTGTCCGTCCGAAATTTTTCGTCGTTCGGTTCGTTCCCATTCGGCGATCGTTAAAAGATTCGTCGTTACTATTTGCGGGCCTTTACCATCGAGCGTGTCGATAGATAGTTTTATTTTCATTTGTTGCTCCTGTGTCGGGCCGAGGAACGGCCAAATTTAAGACGTGATTTTTGTTAGCTGGCCTTGAGTGAAGGTTATATCGATTGATTGAAGCTCACCGAGGGACGCCGAAAGAATTGGTAGCTCGGCTAACAGCGAGTCGGCCAGCTGGAAGCCAGGATTCGTAGGCGAGTTAACTCCGCTCGCTGGGGTCGCGATGATCGTCGTTTTTGTTCCGACTAATGCTTCCAATGTTTCGTAAGTCGCGTTATCGCTGTAGTCCATGTAGAGGGTTACGGTTGCTTCGTGATTGCCGAGGCCCGCTTGACTCTCTCTTGCTGTCATTCCGAAAACGGTGTCCTCTAAAGGGTCGAAACGTTCGGTCACGCTGGCGGCGGTACAGAACCCCGTCAAGTCGACGCCTCCGATAGTGATTACTGGGTTAGCTAAATATGCGGCCATGATTTACTCCTTTTTTCTAAATCTAGTAGTTCGACGTCGCCATGATGGGGATTATTAGTTCATAGGCGGGAAGCGACGTTCCGCCGATGTCGATGTTTGTCGGACGGCCAGACATGACCGCCACGTTTTTATCGATCAGTTTCGCGACCATAGCTAAAAGCGAGCGTTCGCCGTCTAGGTTCGCGGGTCCGAGCGTCATAATCTGGACGCTAAAAGTAGCCTTAACGATCTTGTTATTAAAACACTCGATCGACGGGCTATTGATGAGCGCGCAAGGCGGAACGATGTTTCGGGGATCGTTTACGACTTGAAGGTTTAGGATCGTTTGTAAAGTCGTTGTAAGCGCGTCTAAGGCTTCGTTTAGGAAATCCGTGTAAACGGTCGGCGTGATGGGCATTAGGCGACCTGCGGGCGGTCAATGCCTAACAGCTGGCGGATGATTCCGTTTAGGCCAGTGACGGGAGAAACTCCCATATCTTGAAAGCTGGCGAACGTTTCAACGGATCCTCGGGCGCGGTACATGGCCGAGCCGTACATGATGGTACCGAGTTTGACGTCTTGGGATGGGACGGTCGTTAACGAATCGACATAGCCCGACTCGACTCTGCGCCTCCAGCAAAACTGGGACGCGGCGGCCGCGCAAATAGTTAAATAATCGGCGTCGGATTGAGTCGCTACGCCTATTCCCAAATAATCGTAAAGGTCCTGAGCGCTTATCCAGGTAGCGGTCTGGGTGATGGTGAGAGTTCCAGACGCGGCGACTCGTTCAACGTCGTCGGCTGTTCTCGCATATAGGACTTGATTCGCTATCGGGACAAGCGGATCGAATAAAAGGTCGCCTTGTTCGTCGGTTCCAAGAAATAGATATTGTGGAAGCGCGCGGACGGTATAGGTTCCGTTAAAAGTCGCGTCTACGTTTGTTACGACGACTGACGCGCCGACCTCGATCTCCGCGGGGGTTAAGAGAACGAGGACGGCATAATCGTCGACTAGGTATTTTTGAACGACCGAGTAGGCGGCCATAATTGGCTCCTATCGGTTAGATCAGACGAAAGCGGCTTTAATAAACTTCGTCGCGTCGATCATTTGCGCCGCAAAATAGCCTCGGAAAGCTATAGTCCGTTCCAATTTAGACGGCACGTCAATACTAATCGCGCCCTTTTGCTGTTCCCAGCACTCGAAACCGCCGCTTGTGGCGTCTCCGATGATGAGGGTTCCAGCCGCGAGATTACGGTCGACTACTACTTGGAGGCCGAAAGCGTTCCCAGCGTAATCGCCCGCGGCTAGCTGGCCGAGCGCGTTCATTGGTCCAATGTTCGGGAACAAAGGTCGGTCCGTTGAATCCGAGAGATTTCCCAAACTCGCCCATCGGTTAGGTGCCATAAATAAATGGGTCGGAAGGTTTCCGTTTGAGTTTGTCAAAATGTCCGAGGCGGCCTGATAGATCCAAGTGATCCATTCGGTCGGATCGGCGATGTTCGCTACCGTGAAGTTGTTCGTATCTGTTGTACCAGCTACGAGCGCGTCCGCGGCGACGTCGTCCGTCAAATTCGCATAAACGCGGCTCATGTCGTCGAGCATGGCGGACAGTACTTCGGGCTGGGTCCAATCAAGCGAAGCTTCGGAAACGTTTACAAAACCGCCGTAGATTCCTTTTGTAATCTGGATGTCGTCGACTACGAAAGTTCCGTCTTGGATGGTCGTGTTTTCTGTCGCGCTTGCCATTGATGTATGGGTCGTAACCTTTGGACGGATAAACACTTTTCCGCTTTGTGGCATAGCGCGAACACCGATCGCGTCAACGACTGGGCGGAAGCCTCGGAAGTTGTTGTAGATCGGAGCCACGATTGGCAACGGAAGGATTCCTTCGAGGTCTGAAGTTACGACGTCTGGAGCGGCCGCGCGAACCTTTGCGTTCATTTCTGCGGCTACTGATCCGCCTACGAGTTGAGCGGAAATCCACTCGCCCGCGCTAGGCATTTTGAAAGCTTGTTTCGGCTGTGCGAATAGCGGAGCTACTGGCGACGCTTCGATGATTGATGGGGTTTCTACTGTTTCGGACATTTCATTTTCTCCTTGTGAGTTCTCTATTTCATTTAACACTACATCGGTTTCGTTTTCGTGGATATCCTCGGGTTCGGGGATACTGGCCGCGACTTGATTGATTACAGCTCCAGCGACCGCGCCGTGAGGAACCATTGAAAGCTCGAACCAGTCGGCGGACTGGATTTCCATAACCCCATCCTTCGAATACCGAAATTGAATCGGATTAACGCCAACGGATACGGCGTCGACTACACCATCGGCGGCGAGGACAAGCGCTTCGTTTCCGAGAGCTGTTTCCGAAATGCGGCCAGCAAAAAGGACCTTATTTTCGACCTGTACTCGTTCCGTTAAAACGCCCACGGGTTGACTCGAATCGTGATACATAAAAATTTTAGGCGCTGGACCGTCAAGCGGTAGAGAACCGTCTAGGAATTTGACGCGGGTTCCGTCGTTGACGGTTGCCTCGACACCATAAACGACCGCTACGCCAGAGATCGAGCGGCGCGGGAGGTCGCCTTGTGCGGCGTCTATTTCGAAGCTTTGCGGGGTTAATCGAATCATGATCGAATCCTAAACCTATTGACGGGCCATTTCGGGGATTTCTTGTTCGGTATCTGGAGCGTCCATTGGTTCTACTTCCTCGACGTCTCCGCCTGCGTAGGTTTCGCTAAGAAAGTCTGATGTATCGAATCGGACTTTTGTTCCGCGCGGTAACACGTTGTCGCTTGACAATGTTTCGGAAATACAGTTCATGATCGGTAAACACGCAAAGGTCACAAGGTCGATTCGGGATTGGGTCGCGTTTTGGTAGCTGTAACTTCCAGTCGATACGCCGACCAAATACGGCGGAACACCCATCGCGCGGGAGAGGTCTTTCGCGCTGTAATCGGCGGAGTCAATGAGTAACATTCGGTCGGGAGTCGCGCTTGTTTCCGTATAGGTGAGCCCTTGCGATATGACGGCCGTTTGGTTAGTCATTCTGGCGAGGTTGAATTGTGCGGCGAGGTCTTGGAGATCTTGCGCGGACATGGGCTCCCCTTCGGTAATTTTTAGGACGCCTGCGGGAATTGATGACGAGGCATTTCGGACGCGCGCTTCCTCGATTCGGAGAGCGGTTTCGATTGCGCGGCGTGACGTGTAATTTAAACCTTCAATCGGGCTCAAGAATTGGATGATGTCTCGACTATCGATTTCCATTCCGTTAAACAAAATCTGATTCGATGGGCCGTAAAAAATTCCGCCTTGTTGATCGAGCGTCTGGACCATGTTCGACGGGAGACGCGTAAAGGCCGCGGGATATCCGTCTGATTTTGTTCTTTCGGTTACATACCAAAAGGCCCGTCCTGTAAATAAAAGGTCGTCCGCGGTCCAACTTAGGATGAAATTATTCGTAACGGATTTGTCGATTCGTTGAATCCATGAGCGCGGCGCGAGATGAATTTCGGCCATTTCGCGCTCGGTTTCTGACCAGACTTCCCGAAACATTTCTAGTTTAAGGTTTCCGATCGTTCCACAAATTAGATCTCGGGAACGTGTGACCGTCGGAAGGCTCATCGCGCGGGCGCGCATTTCTGACCCCGTGTAAGCGATGAAATTTCCAATTTGGGAGGCGCCAACGTTTGATCCTGCGGCGGCGGCTATTTGTGGCGCCGATGTGACGGTTTCGGTTTTGCGATTAAAGAGTGGCATTTCTCAAGTATGTCACGGGAAGCGGCCGATCGGGACGATATCCGATCCCGACGAAAGGCAAGGTCTACCGACCGACCGCCGACGAGATCTTAGTTCGGCATAACAAAAACTAGAGGCTTTGAATTTGTTGTAGGTCGCGCGACCATCGCGGACGCCCAAATTAGACAGCGACAAAGCTCGATCGGTCCGCTTGATTTTTGCGAGCTTACGGCTATTGATCCCTGGGTTTTGACGAGGACGGCGCGCTGGACGTGTTCGGCGAGCATGGCTTCGCCCGTGTGTAGGACACGGTTTTCCGAGATCATTTGTTTAACGACTGGCGTATATTTGAGAATTTCGCCATACCCAACGACGACGCGGCGACGCTCGAAAGCGGGCGGACAATGAACGTCGATCGTCGGACTGATCGCAAATTTTACGGTCGGGTCTTTAGCCGCTTCGCCGATTTTTTGCCATAGTTCGGTCGTTGTTTCGGCCATGAATTCGACATGGCAGACGACGCGCTTATCGGATAGTGGAGCGGCGCGAACAGCAAAGAAACGGGATTCGTCCATAGAACACTCGATCGCAATAACTCCGCCTTTTGGCATTGGTCCATCGTGTAGCAAAGTCGCCCATTTGCCGATCGGAATCCACGACGACGAGCTAGTAATCCAAAGGTTCATCGAGGCCCGTAAGTAGCTTGATCGGTCTGGGCCGTCTCGTTCGGCGGCGATCGTTTCGGGTCGAAGGGTTTTTCCGAGTGCTGGGTTTCCCCATCCGAAAGCGGAGTCCGACATCGGATCGATTTCTGGCGGCGGGCTCCATTCCATAAACAGAAACGGCGACGGCTTTTTTTCGTCTATGAGTCGAAGGCCGTTTTCTCGGTGACGAATGAAGGCCGTACTTGCCTCGGTGCCAGCGGTTGAGAACATGGCCAAAAGCGGGGATCGTCTGGCGCGCTGGGATGGCGCGAGGCCTAATTCGAGGGCTAGTTCGGAGACGTCGAACAGCTCGTCCACTATTGCCAGATCTACGCTCATTCCGTGACCGATGGAAGGCTTCGCGGCTTTAACGAACCAGCGGGAACCGTCGGGCATAGTTGCTTGGTAACGACCGTAGCTCCAGATTATGTGAGCGCCGAAACGTTCCTCCAAGACTGGCGCGACTTCATCAAACAACAAACAAGCAAGATCGAGACGGTGAGCGGTTGAAACGACCGTTTGTTTTTGTCCTCGAATTTTGGGCATTTCCACAAGCCAAAATAAAATTAAAGCTTGGATGATCGTCGTTTTCCCATTCTGACGCGCAACGGAACAAACACTCGAACGATGAACGAGATCTAATTGTCCGTCGTC